GACCCCGCCCCCGCCCTCCGGCGGGTCAGCAGTGACGGTGATGGTCCGTACCCTCTCCGGCAGTCCCCCCGCCGGAATGGCCTCAATCGCCGCCGGAAGATTTTCGCTATTGCGCACCTCCGGGAGCTGCGCCCCCTTCTCCGCCGCCTTGGCATAGGCGCTGGCGATATTCGCTTTAATCCGGTTAATCTGTGTCTCAACGCTCATATCACACCTCCGACAAAGCGGTCTCAATGGAGCCGACTGCCTGCGCAATGGCGGCATTGACCTGCTCCATCGTAGCCGCCCCCACCATCTGCGCCGTATAGTCATTGTCCCCGGGCATCACCGCCCCGCTCCGCCCGTTAAAGCTGGTCACGCCGGCGGTGCCGCCGCCTGTCTCCAGCTGTCCCTCCACGCCAAAGATGCTGACGCCCTTCTTGATATTCTCCGGGATAAAGTCCGCGTCTTGGGCTACGGAGAGCGTCAGGGCCGCGTTTTTCGTCCCGGCTGCCACATAGCCCGCCTGCTGTACCGCTGTGGCCGTCACCTGGCCGCCAGCGCTCACCGCGAGCACAGGCGCGGCCTGCTCCACCGTGGCGGGGGTGCTGCCGCCCAGATCGTCGGAGTTGAAGCGGACGATGTTGTTGGCGCCAAGGTCCTCGACTGCATAATTCCTGTTGTACACAGCGTCCAAAAGCATATTCCCTGTTACAAATATGCCGCTGGTGTTTTCCCCCAGCACGATAGCATTGGGATTTGTTGTCGGAGACGAACGGGCAGAAATGATATTGCTGCAAATGAGGAGCCCTTCCGGGCCTTTTACGGCGCTTTGCGTCTGGAGCACCTGCAGCTTTTCGATCAGGTTTCCCCATATCACGCTCTTCCCAAGAGCGGAGAGCCCGTCCAGGACAAAATTCAGGCCCTTTGTAAATCCCATGTTCGAGAATGCCAGCAAGCTGACATTGCTCCCGGCCGCTGTTTCGATGAACACGCCGCCTGATAGAACGCACAGGTTATTGGCGGCGGTAAGAAGAGAGCCGGATTTTACATAAATAAACATATCCGACTGGTCATAGGTACATCCGATGATTTCCCCTCTGTGTCCAGTGCCGCCGGTCCCCTCGACATAGATGCAGCCGTATCCGCAGTTTGTAAACGAAATGTTTTGGACCGTTCCGCCGCCGGTCATGGCTATCTCGTACAGATTCTCCGACGCGTGTCCACCGCCGTTGTAGGCAAAATCGCGCAGGACGCAGTAGTTGCCCATGGCAATGATGCACTTGACAGCGCCGCTCCCCTCCGCTGTTTCCCTGATGAGAACGGTAGAGCCGCCGTTTCCCCGCAGGACGGTATTCCATTTCGTGAGCAAGATTGCGCCGCTCAGGCGGTAGCTTCCGCTCAGCAGCACGATCTCCCCGCCGGAGCCGGGCAGGGCGGCGACGGCCTGGTTAATCTCCTCCTGGTCGTCGGTCCCGTCGCACAGGTAGTCGCAGTCTGCCGCCGTCCAGCCAGCGGCGGAGGTGCCCACCGTGAAGCGGCAGGTCCGCTTCCCTCCGATGGTCTCAAAGGATTCCCCGATGGCGTTCACCGCCTGTCTGGTCTCGTTGACCTTCTCCATGAGGTAGTTGTACCCGTGCTGCTTCGTCAGCCCCGCCGCCTCGCCGTCGGGGGCCACGATCTGCCCCGCGGTCCAGTCCTCCGGCAGATCCGCCGTCAGGGGCGTCTTGATCGGATTCTCAGCCATTCCCCGTTCCCTCCTTTACCGTGAAGCTGTGGCGGAGATAGGTGACCTCCTCCGTGACCGGCACGGACAGAGCGCTGGAGGAGAGCACATTTCCCTCCCTGTCCAGCAGCTCCGCCAGGGTGATCTCCGCCGCCTGCTCCCGCCGCACCGGGTAGGACACGCTCCCGACATTCCCCTGGACGGCGCGGCTGAGCGCCGTGATGGAAATTGTCCCGTTGAGCCGCGCCGACGCCACGTCGGAAACTACGAACCCTGCGGCCTGCTCCAGGAGCGCCTGCTGTATGCTGGGCTGTCCGGCCATCTTCAGCACCTCCAATTCGTCAAATGTTACAAAGGGCTTCTCCCCCAGCCGCCAGGAGCCCAGGATATAGTTGTACTCCATCGTTCCACGTCCCACCGCCTCCGCCAGCAGCAGGGCATCGTCCACCCTGGGCCGGGCAATGTAGACGATATGGCAGGGCTTGATGATCCCCAGCAGGGCGGAGACCTCGGAGAAATACGCCTGATTGTCCACGGATGTCTCAATGTAGAGCGTATAGTTGGGATAGTCCGCCTCTACCGTGTAATTCCCCGGGCCGAAGATCATGTCCAGCTTCTCCCGCAGGAAGATGAGCGTGAACGGAGGCCGCAGGGAAATCCTGTTGAGCACCCGCAGCCGCCGGAATTCCAGCGTTTCCCCCGGCATGGGGAGTATCCGCAGGATAGCCTCCCACTGGGCGCAGGTCCCCTCGTCCATGGTCTGGACAAAGAGGTTTTTGCGGATCTGGTCCATGGCCTCCGCCATGGCGGCGAGCTCCTGCTCCTCCGTCCGGCACAGGGCCTGAAAGTCCAATATCCGCCGGAACCAGTGGGGATAGTACTGGCAGATGCGTGTCTCAGGCACTGACGGACACCTCCCCCAGAACCGGCACCTGCTGGAGCAGGCCGTGCTCCTCCAGCTCCAGGTCCTCCGCCGAGCCGTTGATGGTGAGCCCCGTCACATTGACCACCCCCTGCACCGACAGCATGGCGGCGGTCACCCGGGCGGAGTAGACCCAGGAGGAATACCGCGTCAGGCCGCCGGCGTCGGGCCGGTCCCACTCCTGGCGGACTGAGAGGAGATAGCCCTCCACCGCCTGGCGCACGGACTGGGCCAGCTGGGCGGCGGTGTAGCCGGGTCCGGTCACCAGGGAAGCGGAGATGTTGACCTCCACCGTCTCCGGCGTTGTGACCGTCACCTTCGCCCCGATGGGGGCGGTGCCGTAGCCCAGGCCCTGGTCCGGCGGCGGGTCCACCGTGTTCTGCACCGTCTCCGCCAGCAGCGGCGAGGCCGGCATCCAGTCCGCGCCGATGATGCTTAGCTTTACGGTGCCGCCTCCGTCCCAGGTTGGATAGACCTGGAGCCCGCCCACGCCGTCGATGGCCAGCACCACCCGCTTGTAGTCCGCCACATTGCCGCCGAAGGGCTGCTCATTGAGGGCGGCGATGGCCCGCTCCCGCAGGCTGCCGTCGCTCTCCACATCGTCCCCCGCCACCAGGATGTCCGTCAGCTCCGCCGAGGTCAGCCCCTGCACGTAGGTGATGGGGAGGATGGGCCCGGTGTACTGGTTCCCGATGGCCCCCGGCGTCTCGCAGACCATCTGGAAATGGCCGCCGCTCACCTTTTCTGCGGCGGTGAAGTTCACGCTGTCCGCGCCGTCGATGGTGGAGAACCGGGCTCCGATGGGCACGTCTATGTTGAATACCCCCAGCCGCACCGCCGGGGAGGCGGGGTACCGTTTGACATTGGCCAGCACCGCCAGATAGTCCAGGTCCCGCCCCACGGCGGTCTGGAGATACGCCCCCTGCTGGACCTGGTCCAGCTCCAGGTAGAACTCCTCCAGGGCGTAGGCTCCCGCCCCCAGGGCGGTCTGGATCATGGAGCCCTCCCGCTTGTCCAGGGAGTTGGGCACCCGGTCCAGCAGGGCCTGAAGGATATTCCGGTAAGTCTTTTTGTTCAGGTCGATCATTGGCTCACCTCTTTTACAAAAATCCCCGCCGCCTCATATCGAGACAGCGGGGGTGATGCCATTTTAACGCTTTGACGGGTCTTGCTTCATGCCCTGACGAATTAACCGCTTGATTTCTGTCTGCTTTGGCTTTCCCTCCAAAGCCTCCAGAATATCCTTATCTGTGCGGTTGTTCAGTTTCAGGCCGACAAAGGTAGTATTTTCCTTCGTCCATTCCTTCCGCGCTTGTGTTTCTGCCATATCTTCCCCTTTTTGGAGGGGGCCGGTTTCCCGGCCCCGTTCCAATTACTTTTGGTCTGCTGTTGTAACATACACAAAAATCAATTTTTTGATCTCCTCTTTTGTGTAGGTTTCCTTTGCCGGGTCTTTGTCGATGATGGCATATAAATCAAACGCCATTGCCTTCCTGGTATCCTGTCTTTCAGCTTCGGTCCCCATCCTGCGCCCCCCTTTCCTTTAGGATGTACCCATTATAGCATGGGTTTAACCCACCGTCAAGGGGTTTTTCAAACATTTTCCCGCTATCTCGATATGAGGTTGTCAAGGTGCAAGCTTGGGCATCCATTACGCTAATTGGACCTCCAGACTGCTTTGAACATCCCCGAATACCGTCACCGCCGTAAAGGAGACGGTCAATCTCGTGTCCTCGAAGGACCACCGGTAGTCCTTGAGCCCTAAAATCCGGCTATCCGGCAGGAAGGCGTCCTCCAGCCGCCGGCGCAGCTCCGAGGCGGCGTAGCCGGGCTCCGTGCCCAGCAGGCCGTCGTAGTCGGTGCCGAAGTTCGGCGTGTAGATCTGCCACCGGAACCGCTCCACGCTGACGATAATCTCCACCGCCTGGCGGATGGCCTCGTAGTTGTCGCCCCGCCCCCGGAGCCGGTTCGTCACCGGGTCGGCGATCCAGGTCAGAGAGGGCTGGTCCTGGAAGACGACGCCCTGGGACAGGTCAATGCTCGATTGCGGCAGCATGGCTACGCCTCCTTCTCAAATACGCGGGAGAGGATGACGAACTGCTGGCCCCGCATGACCCGGAACAGCAGGACCTTGTCTCCAACCTCCAGGGCCCGGTTGAGGATGATATAGCCGTCCCTCACCGGGAGGGGCTTCCCGTCCTCATAGCAGATGATGTCCTGCTTCGGCAGCCTCTTATCGGACGTGTAGGCGTCCGGGTCCAGGGCTGTCCCTGTTTGCAGCGTTCCCTCCAGCGCCGCGCCGGTCTCGCCCTCCTCCGTGCTGTGGCTGTGGGAGAGGGAGGGGATGGCGTGGCCGTGGCGGAAGCCCTTCGTGATATGCTCGTGCTCCAGGACGGGGATCTTCTTCTCGACCACTGCCGCCGTCAGCCATAGGGCCTCCTGGGGGATGTCCGCCATCCCCTCCCGGATCTTCACGGCCAGCGGGGCCGTCTGCGTCACCGTGCCCACGGTCATGTCCGTCAGGCCGTAGGCCGCCATAGAGCGCTGATTGATCCCCTGCAAAGCGTCAAGCAGGTCCATTTATCCGTCCCCCAGTTCCTGCACATCAAATTCCATCGTATGAAGGTCGTTTGTAAAAGTATGGCTCACCCGCTCCAGCAGGACCAGTTGGCGGAGATTGATATCGCCAAGCTTTTCTACGTCCATCATCAGCATCTGGCCGGCCCGCAGTCCCAAAAGCCCAAGCGCTTGGGCTTTTAGGGTGCGAAAGCGGCGGTTGTGATACCGGAGCATGGCCCGGGCCTGGCTCTCCACCTGGGCGTCGTTCATGGCCTCATCGACGGTCTGATAGAACTGCAGCAGGCCCCATTCCCCGATCTTTTCGCTGTCCATGACCTGAAACACATCCGCCCGCCCCGTGCTCTCGTTGGGCCGGGACAGCTTGATGGAGTTATAGGTCTGCCGGTCGATGTCCGTCTGGTAGGTGTAATCGGTCAGCAGCGAGCCGGCGCCCACCACGCCGTTGGCGATCATGCTCCCGGCCTCCCGGAGGGAGAGGGCCCCGCCGTCGTCGAAGAAGGTGTACAGCTTCCCCGTCGCCAGCAGGGTCTGCTCCACGGCGGCGGAGATGATGTCCAGGCAGCTTTTATCCTCCTTGATAAGGCAGGGCAGAGAGCAGCCGGTTCCGTCCAGGGCCCCCACGGTGAGCTGGAAGTCCTGGGCAATCTCCGTGATGATCTCCCCCGCCGTCCGGCCCGTGAAGCAGTAGCTGGCGCTGGCCTTCAGGTAGCGCAGCTGGTCGTAGCAGGTGACCTGGATGACCCCCCAGCGGTCCCGGCTCTTGGTAAAGACCGTCCCCAGAAAGACCAGCTGGCCGTCCACGGAGAACCGGACCGGGTCGCCCTCCAGGAAGGAGATCCCGAAGGCGGCGTTGATGGTGAATTTGAAGGTCCCCGGCGAGCCGGTCCGGTTGGTGGTGAAGGTGGCCGTCTGGACCAGCGGGGCGGCGTCCCAGGCTTTCCCGGTCCGCTTTTCCGCGATGATAAGCTCATATTGCGCCATTTGGTCCCCCTTTCAACAAAAATCCCCGCCGCCTCATATCGAGACAGCGGGGGTGAGGATTGGGAGTGACAGCGTAGCTGAAAATTATTACGGTTGACAAAGAATGCTCAGCCGGATATAATAAGAACAAAGGAGCACCGTTACGGCGGTCAGCTCACCTTACAGTCAACAGATACCCCATTGACCGCTCGGTGGCAGCCGGGCGGTCAACACGCTTTTGGGGCAAAATACAGCGCAATCGCCAGAATGACGACCACGCAGACTGCCATGCGCAAAAGCTGCGCACGGCGCTTGCTTCCCATCCGCATCACCTCCCCCCTTTCAAAATTTGCCGGGGGTTTTAACGGTGAGCCGACCGCCTATGTAACAGTACTCCTCTGACCGTCCCGGGTGGACGGCTTTTTTATTATACGATACGCACTGTTCTTTGTCAAATCCTGTTGAAACAGAATTCCCGCTATCTCAATATGAGGTTGTCAAGGTGCAATTTTCAAGCTAAACCGCCTGTATCTGGTCCTTGGCCACCCAGCCCTTTGCCCCGCCGCTCTCGGCGGCGATATGGTACGGGCGCTGGCGCTGGGGGTCGTTGGTGATGATGCGGGAGATGACCCCCCGGAAGCCGGAGAGAACGCCGTGGGGCTCCCCCTGGTAGCTGGTGTAGTAGCAGTTCCCGTTGACGATGACCGCCTGTCCCACGGTCAGCTGCCCGGCGGGAATAGAGCGGTTCGTTTCCGCCGTGGCGGATACCGGCTCCCCCTCGGATGCCGGCGGCTGGAGCTTCACGGTCTTGGGCGTGTAGTCCCGGTACTCCGTCAGGCCCAGCTCGTAGTAGAAATCGCCAGTCTCTCCGCCCTTCTCCTCCGTTTTGAACTGGGAGATAACGACCTCTATATTGGTATCAAAAATTGGTGTTCCATCCTCCATGTACCGGTTGGCCACAAAGCGGAGAACCGCCTTGTCATCCAGCGCGGCCTGGAGGAAGTCTATGTAGAACTTCGGAGGCTGGAACCCGCCGGAGGTGACGACCGCCCACAGGTCTTGCCGCCCCGGAAGGAGCCCGGACCAGGAGACCTTTGTGAGCTTCGGCGTCCGGGGGATGATGATCGGGCCGACACCCAGGACGTTGTATTCGCCGTTCTCGCTGTCTCTGGTGATGGTGTAGCTCTCCGGGTTGACCGGGAAGCGGATGGTCGTCCCCTCCCGGGACAGGTACAGGCCGTATTTGTTCTCCATACTATCCCCCCTACCTGTAGGACAGGTCTGTATGGCTGGCCGCCTGCTCTGTCAGGATTTTGGTCAGCGACCGCTCCAGCCACGCCAGATCCTCCTCAAAATTGCCGGTGTTCTGGCCGTTGATGGTGATGACCGGCGTCTGGGCGGTCAGATTGACCTTGTTGATGTACTCCCGCTCCGCCTGGTCCACCAGGAGCCTGACGTCCTCCTCGGACAGGGCCACGCTGTTGCGGATGGCTTTTGTGTCGCCGCCGATGTCCTCCAGGGCGGCGGGGATGCCGGAATCCGCCAGCAGATTGGCGTAGTCGATGGAGGTGCCGCCGATGCCGCTGAGGTAGTCAGCGGCGTTGAAGCTGTCCAGAGCAGACCCGAAGCCGCGCCCCTTTGCAGATCCAGCGGACCAAGCATCCGAATAGTCCACAAAATCCCACGCCTTGATATATTCCTTCCAGCCGCTGGCGTCCTTAACATTCTGAGACGCTCCCTTAACCATGTTGTAGACACTGTCAATTCCGCTGGTTAGGTTGACACTCATCCCGGGAATAGCGTTGATAATATTCTCCATAGTATGGGCAACGTTGGAAAGATACCCCAGAACTGTTTGCGCCATATCCAGGAAAAGAATTTTCACCGCCGCCACAGGGTCATTGAACACATTGCCAACAAAGTTGGCGAACCGGGCGAACCCGTTCTGGGCCGGGACAATGAAGTTGTTCATGGCAAAGGCGTACATCAGGCCGAACGCCCCGCCGACAACTCCGGCGATCTCCTCCCAGGTATACCCCATCTCCCGGGCCATATAGATGATGAGGGCAATCGTGCCGATGATGAGCAGCATAGGCCAGTTCGCCGCCAGCCACGCCGCGGCGGAGGCCGCGGCGCTCCCCACCATGACAGCCCCCAGGGCAAGGGCCAGGGAGATGAGCAGGTCCCCGTTCTCCATGCCCCACGCCGCCCCGGCCTCCGCCAGGTCAATGACCCAGAGCAGCACGTCCCCCAGCCGCTGGGCCCCGCCGATAAGCCCGTTGAGCATCGACTGGCCCAGATCGCTGTTAAGAAATTCGCTCAGCCGCTCCAGGGCTGGGCGCAGGCTGTTCAGGGCGGCGTTCTTCGCCATGCTCCACGCCTGGGAGAAGGTCAGCGGCACCGCCTCAAAGGCTGCGTTGGTCTCCTCCGCGGCGGAGAAGAGCGCCGCCTTTACTACATTTGCCGTAACCTGTCCCTCGCTGGCCAGCTCCCGCAGCTCGCCAATAGATACGCCCATATACTTGGCAATAGCCTGCGTGATTGTGGGGGCCTGCTCCAGGACGGAGTTGAGCTCCTCCCCCCGCAGGACGCCGGAGCTCATGGCCTGGGTGAGCTGGAGCATGGCCGCCTGAGCGCCCTGGGCGCTGGTCCCGGCCAGGGCGAACTGCTTGTTGATCTGCTCGGCGAAGGCCACCACCTCCTCCGTGGAGCCGAAGGCGTCCCCGGCCAGAGTGCCCAGCTTCGCCACCATGTCCGCCGTATCCTGGTAGTCCCCCCGGGAGCGCTGGGCGGCCTGATAGATCATTCCCTGGACCTCCGGCGTGGTCTGCCTGCCGTCGTTCATCCGGTCCAGCCGGGCGGTGGTCTGGGTCCAGGCGTCCGACAGGCCGATGAGCTTCTGGGCCCCCTGGAGGCTCAGATACCCCGCCGCCAGCGCCGCCAGCTTCCGGGTCAGGCCCTCCGCCGCCGAGGCCCCGCTCTGCAGGGACCGGTTGTACCGGTCCTGCTTTTTTGCCGCCTCGCCGGAGGCGTCCCCGCTCTTTTTTGTATTTTCCCGGGCCCTCTCCATGGCCTCCGCCAGCTCCTCCCCGGAGGAGGCCATCTCCTCCATGGCCGCGCCCCCCGCCCGGGCGGCGGAGGTAAAGCCGTCCTGGCTTGCCTTTGCCGCCTGCATCGTGGCGGCGGCGGAGCGGCCCATATTCAGGAATTTTGAAAACGCCGCGGAGAACTGGTCCAGCAGGACCAGCTTCTCGGAAATAACCGCCATAGTACCGCCTCACTGTTTCTTTCTGGAGCGGATCTCCCGCAGAGCCATCGCCGTCAGAAGGCTCCTTTCCCGGAGGGGCAGGTCGCTGACCTGCCGGGGACGCCACCCGTGGTTGACCATCATGTAGTAGGCCAGCAGGGTGTCCGGGTCGTCCCCGTCCATCAGTTTTTTGCCTCTTCCTCCAGCTCTTCGGGGCTCTCCGAGAAGCCGGAGAGCTCCATGATGGCGTCCGTCAGCTGTCTGTACTCCCCGGCCAGGAGCATTTTCCCAGGCAGCTCCAGCGGGTCCATGGTGCCGTAGGCCCGGCACAGCTCCTCGCTGCGGAAGTCGGGCTCCACCGTGGCCGCCACAATGACGCGGCTGCCGTACTCGATGGCGTTCAGCTCCCGCTCCCCGCGCCTGCCGCCCTTGATAGGGGCCATGGACAGCTTGGTGAGCCGGTTGTTCTCCTCCTGGGTCAGGGGGCGGATTTTGAAGGGGACGGGCCTTCCGTCCTCTCCCAGAAAACGCTTGGAGATGATCACCTCCCGGGTCTCCTCGGCCTGTACGGGGTGCAGGAATGCGCTCAGATTACTCATTGTGTTCTCCTCTCTCAGATTACTCATTGTGTTCTCCTCTCTCAGTTCCCCAGCTCCGCCGGGTCGTTGAACGCGCTCAGAATCTCGAAGTCCTCATAGGTGAAGGAGAAGTCGAAGGTGAGCATATCGCTGTCCGCGTCCAGCACAGAAATCGGGACAGTCCCGGAGAGCTGGCAGTTGTAATAGGCGATAGTCTGGACCCCCACAGAGGAGGCCTTGTCGTCGTTGGTCACCTGAAGGGTGAAATAGGGCATGACCCCCTCGTGGATGTACTGGGCAAGCATCTCCACAAAGAGAGACGTGCCGTAGTACACGGTGCCCGTGCCGGTCTGCTTGACGCTGCCGGGCTTGTTCTGGGTCTTCTTGGTGCCGATGACCTTCATGTCCGTGCTGGAGATCTCCGCCTGGGTCTGGACCTTTTTTGCGCCGAAGAGCTCCTTGATCTGGCCGTCCATGGTGATAAACGCCTTGCCCGCCGCGCCGTGGACGGTGTCCCGGCCTAACAGAAAGCTCATACTCTTTCCCTCCTTACGTTACGGAGACTGTGATGTAGATAGTCTCCACAGAATCGGCCAGATAGAGCGCGATCTCAATGACGATGCTGTCACTGGAATCGCCCATGCTGACGGTCACGTCGTCCTTGGCGGGCCGCTGCCGGAGGGCCCCGCTGCCGTACATGGCCAGCAGGTAGCTCATGATCGCCGCTTTCAGCAGTGCCCGGCCCTCCTCGTTGTTGTTGACCTTGCCCAGATAGTGGAGGGAGAACTCCCGGTAAATGTCGTTGGCCAGGCTGCTGCACACCCGCATGGTGCGGTTTTTGTGGAACACCCTCCCGATATCGGGCGTGTAGGCCGTCAGGGTATTGACGTCCGTCTCAATGCGGACCTTCCCGAATTCCTCGGAGAGGACGACGTTCCCGGCCAGGATGGCGTCCTCAATCTGGCTGCCGGTCTGTCGGGGGGACACGTCCACCGCCCCGGGGTAGGCCGCGTAGGACAGGGACTGGTAATACTGGGCCCCGGCCTCCGCCCCCGCCAGCCACCAGGCCGTCTCCTGGGGCGTCAGGGTGGCGCCGTCCTCTAGGACTACCCCCGACACGTTGTTGATGACGAACCGGCTGTTCGCACCAGCCGCGCCGGTGGTCACCAGCTGGGCGTACCGGCCCGACTGGGCGGCGATGCGCTGGATAAAGGCGATAAACGCCTGTCGGACAGTGGCGTCCGTCCCGTCATAGACCAGGGTATCGAAGCTGTAGGGCTCCAGTGCCTCCAGGAACCCGGGGTAGCCGGATGTATCCGGCGTGCCGTCCGCGCCGCCGGTGAGGGCGACGCCCGCCGTGGCCGTCAGGGGTCCCTCCCCGGAGAAGGTCACCCAGCTGTTGGCCGTCAGCTGAGAGGCGGCTGTCACTGTCTGCTGGTCCGCCTGCCTGCCGGAGACAAGGGTGGTAACGGTGAAGGTCCCGGCGGCGTCCGCGTCCTCTGTCACAGTGACAGCGATATCGTTGCCCCGGACACCGGGGTATTTCGCCGTCACCGTCACGCCGATGGACGCGCTGGCCGCCGCGGCGCCCTCCGCCGCCAGACGGTACAGCAGAATCCTCGTGGGGCCTCCGGTCACGTCCGTGCCCTTCATCGCCTCCCGCAGGAAGCTGTTCTGGGGGTCCGTCAGCGAATAGCCGGTGTAGGGCGTCAGGTCCTCCCCCGCGTCAATGCGCATGAGTTCCCCGACGGGCCCCCAGGAGAGGGCCTTCGCCCCCGCCAGGGTGCCCCGGGTCCCTATGGTGAGGGGCTGACCGCCCTTGGTTGTAAAATTGATGTACACGCCGGGACGGACCTTGTTCTGGGCCGTCCAGTTGCCGCCTGCCATCAGTGCTTCCCTCCTTTGAAGAAGTTGTCCAGGACCTCCCGCGCCTCCCTCAGGGTGTACTCCGGCTTGGCCAGGAGCACGGCGGCGAAATCCTGCTGATAGATAGACAGCGCTTCGCTTTTCAGCAGAGCGTCTGTCGGATAAACAGTGCCGGAACGTTTTTTCGATTTTCCCATTACCGTACCTCCATATCGAGCTCCTCAATGGCCTGCATCAGCTCCGCGTTTTCCGGGATGGAGACGGTGACCCGCAGCTCGAATTTGTAGTGCAGCGCGTCGTCCTGAATGTACCAGTTGCGCTCGTAGGTGCGCAGCAGGGCAGCCTCCCCGCTGTATGGGAAGGTGTCCAGCATCTCATCCAGCACGTCGGCGATATGGGTATACTGGTCCTCCATGTCCACCACGTTGTAGTCCACCAGGCAGACCACATCCAGCCCCAGCTGCCGCAGAAAGCGCCCGCCCAGCTTTTTCGTGATTTTCGCCTTGGTCCTCTGGAGAAACAGGGCGGGCAGCTTCGTCCCCTGCTGGTTGGGGTTGTCGTAGAAGGTGACGCTGGGCAGCGCCGGGGCCAGATAGTCCGCCAGGGAGCGGGTGAGCCCCTGCATGGTAACCGTCATTGCCCGATCTCCCCTGTAAGCTTGTCCAGCTCAGTCCGCGCCACCTCGTCGTACCTGTCCATGGCCTTCTCCGTGATGTGCAGCCCCTCCACATAGGTGGTTTTGGTCCCCACCACCAGGCCGCATTTGCGCCCTAAGTCCCGGGACAGCAGCCCGTCCGCGTCAATGTAGAGGCCGGGGACAAAGTGCTTGTCCACCCGGTGGCCGTCGTTGACATAGCTGGCGTACTCCATGTTGTTGGCCAGAATGGTGGAGAACCCCACCCCCACTGGGGTTGCTGCGCCATCTTGCCGGAAATCATGTTGACGCCCCGCTGCTCCCCGACCTCAAAGGTATTGGGCGGGGTCAGCTCGACAGCCAGCTCCACCGCCTGAAGGGTTGCGCCCTGCGCGATATCGGCCAAACGGTTTTTTATATCCGGGAACCGTTTTTCCAGCTCCGCCAGCCGTTTTCTCAGCCCGTCACCCAGCTCCATCTCCCAGCGCTCCTTTCAGATATTCCCGCTGGAGCAGTCCCACCTCCTGGTGGGCCAGCCCAGGCAGCACCGCGCCAAAGGGCTCGTAGAAATACACCGGGTCCCCGGCGAAGGCCCGAACGGTCTGCCAGACCTGGCCCAGCCGCGCCCCCCGCCGGATCAAAAGCTCGTCCCCTGCCTGGATGTCTACGCCGTTGTCACAGGCCAGCTTATCCTCGCTCTCCCCGGCGGCGGCTGTGGACTGCATCTGCGGCGGATGTGCGCCGCTGCGGTAGACCCGGCAGGGCTGGCCCTGGGCCACCAGGACACGCTCCTGCTTGGTCAGGTTCCCCTCCCTGCGGGGCCGCACCCGGTGGATATCCACCAGGTCGGTGTACCAGTCGGCGTAGTTCATATCACATAGGTCCCTCCCATCCCGGCCAGCCGCGCCCTGGTGGCCAGCAGCTGGCCGTACTGGGTGGCGTTCAGGTCGCCCCAGTCTGCCGTGGCGCGGGTGAGGGCGTCGGTGTCATAGCTCACCGAGCTGTCCCCCAGTGCGGCGGACTTCACCACCCCCACCAGCGCCCCCGAGGCCGCCGCCTGAGCGGGGGTCTCGTTCTGTATGGAGAAGGTGCGCAGGTACAGCGACGCATAATGGGCGGTGTACAGCCCCGCGGCGAACCGCCACCCCTCGCCCCAGCGGTCCGGGGTGACGGCGGCGTTGGCCTGTCGGATGAACTCCTCCAGCATGGCGGCGGGAAGCAGCGGCTCCCCGTCCCCTTTCTGAAAGAACTGCGGGAAGTCCTGCCGGAACAGCTCCGCAGTATAGCTTCCACTGCCCCGGCTGAGGTTGGCCGCCCGGGCCTTTACCCCGGCGAATTGCGGCTTATTCCAGCAGAACATTCCCTCACGCCTCCTATTCCCCGCCCTCCTGGGCCTCCTCGTCCGCCTCCTGTTCGGCGGACTCTTGGTTGTCCTCGCCCTGCTCCTCCTTGGCGGACTCCTGGCCGGCGGACCTACGGCCCTTCCGGGACTTGGACTCCTGGTCCTTGTCCTTTTTGTTCTCGGACACCACCAGCTTGCCGTCCTGCGCCAGCGCCTTGAAGTAGGCCGTCTTGGCTGCCCAGTCGGGCACCTGGCAGATATCGCCCCGCTTCAGCCGGACGGACTCCTTTCCATCCGGGCTGGGGATGATAATATTTCGGTTGGACATGACGAAAACGCTCATATTGCCCTCCTTAAATTCCGTCCCAGTACGTCATCGTCTGGGGATAGAGCAGCTGGACCTGAGAGATGTTGGCCATGTAGGCGGTGTCGTAGCACACGTTGGCCACATTGGGAGCGGACATGACCCGGGCCAGGGGCACCAGCTCGTCCATTTTCAGGAAGCGCTCGTGGTTGACATAGACGGC